TACAAACTCAAGGTATTGAATTAACAAAAAAGACTCTCAGTCGTATGATGGACAACGAGGGTTTATACACCAACGAAGATGTCAATAAAAATGACAGCTGGGATTGGGAAACAGGAAAAGAAAAAGAGTCTTTAGAATGGCTCTTATAAAAGTGAGGTAATTATGGCAGATACAACATTATTTGGTAGACTACGAAGATTATTTAGCACAAATGTAATCGTTCGTAATGTCGGTGGTAAAAAATTAAAGATAGCCGATACAGACCAGGTACAAAAACAAGTCAAAAGTCATTTAGTGGATAGATATTCAAAACTACACACTAACTTAGATTTAGTAGGAACAGGTTATTCAACCGTTCATCAAGTTATGGCAGCAAGATTGGCATTGTTTAAGGATTATGAGTCAATGGACTCAGACCCAATCATATCTTCTGCATTAGATATATATTCAGATGAATCTACAATGAAAGGTCAGTATGGACAAGTTATTGAGGTAAAGTCTGACAATGAAAACATTAAAGAAATCTTAGAAAATTTATTCTACGATATTATGAACATTGAGTTCAACTTATGGCCTTGGGTTCGTAATATGGTTAAGTATGGTGATTTCTTTTTACACTTAGACATAAGTGAGAAGTATGGTATTACAAATGTAGTTCCACTTTCACCTTATGAAGTCGTAAGAGCAGAGGGAGAAGACCCAGAAAATCCTTACTACACTAAGTTCTACTTAGAAAGTATTGAAGGTGCACACCCGTATTTCGGCCAAAAGTCAAGTGGTGCAGGAAAAATAGAATTTGAAAACTTCCAAATCGCACACTTTAGAATGGCTAATGATAGTAATTTTCTACCTTACGGAAAATCTATGATTGAAGCTACAAGAAAGATTTGGAAACAATTAACACTTATGGAAGACGCTATGTTAATTCACAGAATTATGAGGGCACCTTCTAAACGAGTATTCAAAATTGATATCGGAAATATACCACCAGCAGAAGTTGATAACTATATGCAAAGAATCATCAACAAGATGAAAAAAACACCAATCATTGATGAAACAACAGGTGAGTATAATTTAAGATATAATATGCAAAACCTAACAGAAGACTTCTTTATGCCAGTTCGTGGTGGAGATAGTGGGACTGAAATCAATGAGTTGAGTGGTATTGATTACGATTCAACAGAAGATGTCGAATATTTGAAAAACAAATTATTAGCATCACTAAGAGTTCCAAAAGCATTCTTAGGGTTTGATGAAAATGTCGGTGGTAGAGCAACACTTGCAGCAGAAGATGTAAGATTTGCCAGAACCATTGAAAGAATACAAAGAATTATCATATCAGAGTTAACAAAGATTGCAGTTGTTCATCTATATTCACAAGGATATACAGATGAAGACTTAGTAAACTTTGAATTAGAGTTAGCAAGTCCATCAACAATGTATGAACAAGAAAAGATAGAATTGTTAGGACAGAAAGTTAGTTTAGCTCGTGATATGATTAGTGATAAGATTTTACCTTATCAATGGATTTATGATAATATTTTCAATTTTTCATCAGAACAAAAAGTTGATATTGAAAATCAAATCATTGAAGACCAGAAACAAAAGTTCAGACACTCACAGATTGAAATGGAAGGTAATGACCCAATGCAGACAGGTGACGCAATTGGAACACCAAGTGATATGGCAACTATTGGTATCGGTGCAGATGACTCTGCAACACCACCCGATTCCATAGCAGGTTCCGTATTTGACCCGTTTGGAGATAGTGGAGAGGATGATAGACCAGAAGATGAACAAGGTGGTCGTCCACAAGAGATGAACAAACCATTCAAAGATAGTGGAGCAAGAGGTCGAGACCCATTAGGAAAAC